GCTGGAGCCATTGTGGGCGTCAAGATTGCGCTGATGGCATATAACGCCGTCCTTGGGGTTTGGAGCGCCCTACAGACCGCTGGAGCGGCAATTACGGGGGTTTTTACAGCCGCCCAAGCCGCGCTTAACATCGTGCTTAACATGAACCCTATCTCGCTGATCGTTCTGGCAATTGCCGCCCTGATTGGCGCATTTATTGCCGCCTATGCCGCATCCGAGGACTTCCGCAACATCGTCAACGGCATCTTTGACGCAATCACTGGTCTTATCGGGGTTATCGTTGGCGGCTTGGTTGGGGCTTTTGAGCTCTTGGTTTCTGTTGCCAAGACTGTTGGAGAAGCTTTGATGAACTCCCCACTGGGCATTTTCTTTAAGCTGGCAATGGCGGTTGCTGAGGGCATTGGGGGTATTCTCGGGGCTGTATTCGGTGGCGGGAATAAGCCAAGCCCAACTGCGTCAACTGGATCGGGGGTTGTGACTGGCGGGATCAACGGTAGCCCTGGAATGAGGACAAGCGGAGTCAATGTCGCCCCAGTCGCGGTTACAATCGGCACGACGGCACAAAACTCGCTCTCGTACCGATACGGCGCAGCTGCAAGGTCTGCAACTGGTAGCAGGGTAAGCGGGAGGTAAGACATGCCCTCAGCCCCATTCCAGCTTTGGGTTGACCTCCCCCAGATTCAATCAGCTACAAGAGCTGGGAGCACTGTAACGGTAACAACCGCAAGCCCGCATGGAATTGCCACTGGCGCGTATGTCCAAGTTGAAGGAGCAACGGCGGCAGCTGGGACATCTATGGTTGGCGTTTATCAGGTGACCGCAACGAGCGGTAGCGCATTTACCTACACAGCCGCTGGCAGCGCTGGCACCGCTACGGTCGGCTCAGCAGTGGCAAGCTTGGATTTGTTTAACCCGCAATCAAATTACGCGCCAGCAGACAGGAATGCAGCAATCTATGCAACCACCGAGGGAATCACAATGAGTGCCGCTGGGGATGGGCAAACGGCGCAAATGTCAATTCAGGTTATGCAGGACGACACTCAGCCAGATAGCCCATGGTTCAACCTCATCCCAGACCAGGCTCGGGTTCGTCTGTATAAAGCAGAAACTGGAGTCACGCCAACAGACGCAGACCTTTATTTTATCGGTACAGTCTCGGCGATCAGGGCTGGTCTTAACGGGTCTGGACAAGGGACTGTTGCGGAAGTTTCGGTTGACGAGGTTAATAGCATCCTGGACCGTCTTGTAGTGTTTGGGCGCACAGCTCAGCCTCGCTCCCCCGAGGGGGAGGGTGGATTTGACCGCGTAAGCAATGTCACTACGGTGACCACCAGCACCGACCACGGATACTCCGTCGGGCAACAAGTCAAAATTTCTGGAGTGATAGGTGGCGGGACGGCGACCTTCAACGGCACATTTACTATTGCCAGCACCCCCAGTGAGGATACATTTACCTACGCAAACACTGGCGCCAATGCCGAGGGTGATAACTGGCGCACAATTACTTCAATTGCGCTCAAGTCAAAGAGCAAGCAGTTGGTGCAAATCCAAATCACGAGCGGCGCGTCGCACGGATTGAGCAGCGGTGACACCGTTGAGATTCGTGGCGTGAGCGCAACGAGCGCGAAGGCAGAGAATCAAATCAACACGGTATTCACAGGTTCAAGCGTGACAAAGGTGAGCAACACCGTTCTTCAAGTCAAGTTGAGCAGCGCGCTGGACAACGTTCAGACATTCAGCGGAGGAGAGATTCGTGGCGTTGCGACCATTACGCCAATCAACGCGCAAGCCGCGCAAACAGTCATCCCAATTGTCGGTGGCGAGGACGAAGGCGACGCCGTGAGAAAAGTTCTTGCAATTGTTAGCTCGTATAAAAGGTCACAGCCTCCAGTTCAGAGGCTGTTATCTACCACCACAACAACCCAAATTGTTTCATCAGTGAATGCGTCGTCGTCCGTTGGCGTAACAATCCCAGTTGGAACGCTTAGGTCTGTTCTTGACTCTATTGTTGAAATCTACGGCGGGCAGGACACAAAAGAGCGTCGCTACTACATTGACCTAAACAGGAGGCTTAACTATCGGCTTGTTGACACCTCTGCAAAGCCCTCCTTTGCAACGGCACCATACAAAATTGTTACTTCTGGAATAGCTGATCCAGATACCACAACAGGGGCTGCAACAATTTACCCATACGATCTCTCAGTAAATTATGATCACCAGACAACAAAACAAGCATTGTTCCAGGTAAGCGCGCAAGCTGGGGCTGGTCTAACCAAAGTCGTTACATACACGGAATCTGGGTTTACGCAACGCAAGGGTTCTCCAGTGTTTGACGACGCCGTTGATTTCCCCACCGCAGCCAGCAACCCGTCAGCGCAGCTTCAGCGGGCGGCAAAATCTTACTTTTTGGAGCGTCACAAGCCTATGTTGACAGGCACTCTGACACTAAGAGGCGGAGGGCTTGCCGCGCACAACGCGCTTGGCTTCAGCGCTGGCTACTACCAGACGGGCGCGAGCACCTTTGCGCTCCAGAAGCGCTGGGAGCCAGGGCAGTGGGTGCACATTTCTGCGGAAAACCTAGGCATCGCTGCCGATCTCTATAGGGTGGAACAGGTAGACTGGAGCCTTGAGCCAGGCAGTTTCATGCAAATTATTACAATCACATTCAACAGAAGGAATCCAAATGAGCTTGCAGCTCAGATAAAAAGAGGTGGTGGATAATGTCAAGGGTTGGTTCTGATAGCGGGTTTGTTTCTGGAAATTCTGGTGGGCTCTTTGACGATAACGGCAACCCAATCGTTACGGCAGACACGGAGTTCGGCGCTTCGCCGCTTGGCATTGCTGCGCGCTCTCAAGCGCTCTACTTCCTGCCAAATCCATCCTTCAACATCCTCCCGCCTGACCCAGCTGCGCCAATCGTAGACAACGCCAACGCGCTTCCCTACTGGAGCGTTGAGGACTTGAGCGAGGGGAGAATCGTTGCGACCACAGTCTTTGACGAAACGGCACAGACCTGGGCGCTTGAGATTGACCCAACTGCTGGCTCAGCGAGCGACTCCATTGCCATTAAGACACGCTCCTACTTGCTCAACGACTCCAACTTTGACTTGCGCCAGAAAGCGCTGGCAAGTCTTGAAAAAGTCAATGCATACGCTGGCTCAAGCGAGTGGGCGCTCACGCTTGGCGCGGAATACTTTGATGCGGCGAACACCAGCCTCAGCGCGTTCACAATCGGCACAGCCGCTGACAACGCGACCTGGACTTCACTCAGCGGATTCACCACGAGCGGCACGGCAATCGTGAACGCAGCGGCGCAGTATGTGGACTTGACCTTCACGCTGACTACAACCGCAGCCGTGACCAGCACGGTGAAGGTTCACATCAACAGCATCCTGCTGCAAACTTCAACCGCTGGCGGCGGCGGCGCTTCATCCTTCCTCGTCACCGAAACATTTACCAGCAGCGACACCTGGACGCGCCCAACTGGTGTTGAGTATCTGGTCGCTGTCATCGGATTATCAGGCGGTGGAGGTGGTCAGGGAGGAACAGCCTCGGTGGTCACAAGCGGATTCTCTGGAAATACTAACTATGGCGGTCACCCAGGGGTTTATGCACTGCTGAGGGACATTTACATTGGTGACCAATCAACCATTTCTATCGGTGTTGGAGCGGGCGGCGTAGGAGGGGTTGGCGGCACAGCGATTCGCGGTGGAGCGACCACCGCGCCTGTTGCGCCTGGCGATGGCGGCGCAACCACATTTGGTTCCTACCTGACTTGCAACACAGCGTCAGTCGGGACGGCTCAGGGGACGGCATCTGGGGTAGTGACCACCCCCACCCCATTTGCCAATACAGTAGTTGCCACTCTTGCTGAAACACAAACCGCAACAACGGTGCGTGCTAATTCTTATTGGCAAACAAACGACTTTTCATCACTTCCATACCAATCACTGACCCCGCTGGCGGGTCAGGACGGAGAGGCTGGCATTGCCTCAGCAGGTACAACTGGAACTGCTGGTGGGACTTCGGTAATCTCTGGCGCAACTGGGCAAAATGCTGGCGGGCGAACACTTGGAGGCGCTGGTGGGGCTGCTGGTTTTATTGCTGGACGCGGTGGGCGCAGTTCAATTGTGAGGGTTGATAACTCTGGCGGGTATGCGTATCAAGGCACAGCGCTTGCATCTGGAACGGCAACCATTTACTACGCGGGCAGCGCTCAGGCTGGCGCTGGTGGCGGTGGTGGTGCCGCAGTATTTGGAACACGCGCAGTAAGCACGAACATTTATGTCAAGGGTGGCAACGGGGGAAGCGCTGCGGCAAATAGCGGTTCAGGCGGCGGGGCTGGTGGTCCAGCGACTATTGGCGGGACAGCGTATCCAGCAGGCTCAAGCGGCACGGCAATCGGCGGCAATGGAGGCAACGGTGGCAACGGCTTTGTCATCATTGCGTATGTAGCCTGATGATGCGCTACGCCTTTATCAACGCGGACAGCATCGTGGTGCAAGTAATCAGCGGCACGCTGAACCCAGCGCAGCAGGCGCAGTTCCTGCGCGACTACAGCGTGCTGTTCGGCGCAGTTGCCATCGTTGAAGTGGAGCCAGATACCAAAGTGTGGATTGGCGGCGCGTATACTGACGGCGTATTCGCACCACCGCCACAGCCAGAACCTCTGCCTGAAACCGTGGAGGGTGCGAGCGAGGCAATTGACGATTTTGCCGCTATGATTGAAGGGACAACCCCTGAGCCTGAAGCTACGGAGCCTGAACTATGACCGCAAGCCAGAACAGCGAGATTCTTAAGCGGCTTGACCGTATTGAGAAAGATTTGACCGATATTAAGGTGGACCTGGCAGAAAGCCGAGGGGCGCTCAAGTTGGCAAAGCTCATCATTGGGATTCTGGGGCTGTCTGGTCTTGGCGGTCTTATCACCTGGATGCAGAGCCAGGGCAAGTAAATGCCTCGCCCGCTCCCGCACATCAAGCTCGTAACTCAGCGCAACCCAGGGGACACTAAGTGGGACGATTGCGCCCCTAGCTGCACCGCCATGCTGATGCGACGCGGCGGCTACTCCCAGACCGTCACCTGGCGAGAGGTCCGCTACGCCATGGAGGTCCGAGGTGTTCACGACCGAAAAGACAAGGCTGACCCGACCACCCCAGAGCAGAATGCCCAGGCGTTCAAGGACATCACTGGCGACGAGGTGCATAAAATTTATCCAAAGTGGGAAAAGCTGAAGTCAATCATTGCAGCTGGTGGCGGAGCGGCTCTGTCTGGCGATTATGCCAAGCTGCCGCCGTCAGCTCGGCACAAAGACTATGCGGATCAGGCGAAGGCGTCGTTTGGGCATGGCGTCTATGTAGAGGACTCAGACACCCCTGGCAGCTGGCTCCTGTACGATCCTCTGGAGAAAGCTGGAGCAAAGCCTAAGCTTGTACCTATTGACATTATCCATAAGTACCTCTACAAACGATCAGATGGGAAGGTCTACGCGGTGTGCGTAGCTAACCAGGTAGGAAAGGTGTGGGTCTAAATGGAGCCAAGTCCAGTTCTTAGCGAAATCGCAACGCAGCTGGTAATCGCAATGGTGCCAGTCCTAATTGGCGCCCTGGCGTTTATTGCCAAGGAGGTCTACAGCTGGATCAAGTCCCGCGTCACCGTTCAGCACATGATCATCCTGGAGCAGCTCGCCGCAAGCGCAGTCTCGGCGATTGAGCAGACGCTTAAGACTTCAGCTGGCAAAGAAAAAAAGGAGGCGGCGTTGGCAATCTGCCGACAGGCGCTTCTCAAGCGTGGGATCAAACTAGACGAGGAGCAGATCGCAGCTGCGATTGAAGCCGAGGTCTACTCCCGCAAGATCGGGTTCTCGCTGGAACAAGTAGAAGCCTAAGCAAGACTAGGAGGGAATATGGGAAAGCTTAAGGACCTGGCGATCCAGTTTGCCAACCGAAAAAAGGGACCGCAGTGTTCCGTCGGGCAGCTCCTGGATACGCTTAAGACCGAGGAACGAGTTGAGCTCAACGAGGCTATCGCCAGCCAGCTCCCTGGTCCAGCAATCTCCGAGGCAGTTGACCAGATGTACGGCGTCGTATTGAAGGCGCACATTATCGGGCGTCACCGTAGGGGGGAATGCAAATGTCCAAGTTGACGGATGCTCTAGCTCGGGCTCAGATAATCCAGCAAGCTCGTATGCCGCGCAAAGCTCACCCAGACGGTTGGGAGCCAGGCGTCCGATGGGATGAGTCCAGCCGCACTGGGGCGATTACGGTCAGCTCCAACAAGCCAAGCCCAGACTGGGACTCGCTCCTGGCGGAGTGGGGCTTTGACCCAGCCAAGTTCCGCGTCGTAGACGACACGATCCAGTTCCGCACCTGGGACGCAGCTACGGGCGAAGGCAATGTTCAGAGGTTCTATTACTACCGAGCTCAGATCGGTCTGCGAAGTCCAGAGGACGACGCCGATGTCGCCAAGCTCGCCGAGATGATTAGCAAGCGAAAGCCAAAGCCGATCAAAGATGTTGCAATCGGCGGTCAGCTGGTGGTCGCCCTCAGTGACTGGCAAATCGGACAGCGTGGGACCGACGAATCGGTGGAACGCATCCTCCGCCTAGTTGACGAGATTCCCGCCCGCTGGAAAGAGCTTCAGAAGCTTGGCGTCCCGCTCAAGGGGATTACGCTCCTGGGGCTTGGCGACCTGGTAGAAGGCTGCGAGGGCTGGTATCCAGCTCAACAATTCATGTCCGAGTTGAACGAGCGCGAGCAGCGCACCCTGGTCAGGCGCCTCCTGGTCAAGATCGTGGAGGCATGCGCCGATGTCGCACCGACGCTGGTGGCGGTAGTCGGTGGCAACCATGGCGAAGCTCGGCGCGGCGGCAAGGCATACACCGACAGCTCCGACAACGGCGATGTTGAAGTCGCCGAGCAAGCTGCCGAGATATTTGCAGCCAACCCCGCATACAGGGATCGGGTCTCGTTTGTCATCCCTCGGGATGAGTTGACGGTCGCCCTGGATGTCGGCGGGACGATCCTCGGGATTACCCATGGGCACCTGGCAAAGCGTGGAGCTGGCGCAGCTAACAAGATTGAGAATTGGTGGAAGGGTCAGGCGCTCGGGATGCGCGCAGCTTCGGAAACGACGCTGTTGATCTCGGGGCACTACCACCATTTGCTGGTCAACACGATTGGTCCGAGGACGCATATCCAGGCTCCAGCCATGTGCGGACCGTCAGCCTGGTTCAGTGACATCACGGGCGTCGGCGACTCGCAAGCTGGCGCGCTCTCCCTGGTCGTCGGAGACGGCACTTGGGACCATCTGCGAATCTTGGCGAAGTGATCCGCTAAGATACGAAAGCGCCTGGTGGTCCCTTCCCACCAGGCACCCGCTCCGCCGTCAGAAGTGCGCGTACCTCCCGCGACTCTGGCGGCGGAGCTACTCCGCAGCGTTCAGCTTGGCGATGCGAGCCTCAATGATGTCGTTGATTTGCTCGGCGCGAAGGATGAAGCGGCGAACCGCAGCCTTGTAAGTCTGGCTTGCAATCTCCGCATACTCGGCGCGGTAAGACGCGACAAGCTTGGCGTTGCGTTCATGAGCTTTCTGAAGCTCCGCAACATTCATGGTGAGAACATTGTTGTTTGCCATATCTCCTCCTTTCAGTAAGCCCTGAGATTCAGAACCAGTTTCTGAACCTGGAGCTGGTAGATCGCCAACGCCTTGACTTGCTGGAACCAGAAAGCGAACTCCTGGACCTTCCTTGCCACTTCCACGAACAGAAGCTCGTTCATCCGATCCTCCTCTCTCGGGAACTCCTCCCGACAAGTCAAGTATAAACCCTGGCGCTTACGCTGTCAAATCCTTGAGCAGCTTCTCCCAGGAGTTCATTGACCGCCTGACCGCCGCTGCCCTACCAGCGTCCCTGAAGTCGCCAGTGTTGGCGAGCGTGTCCTGGCACATGTCCGCAACATGGACCAGCTCGGCGAGCTGGAAGGCGGTTGCAACCAGTCTGGTCCCGTTGGACGCAGCTTGATAGATGGCGCGCAGCTCTGCGTATTGCTCAGCTGTGAGCTCCTGGCAGTCGTAGCACGCGATCCTTTCGGCTTCCTCATGGCTGTAGTGGGACTGGCTAAAGTCCGTTCCCTCCATGAAGTCGGCGAGCGTCGCCCCGATCCTGATTCCCTTAGCCATTTGACCACCCCCTTTCCTGGAGCTCTGGGTCGCATTCCCGCCCCTTCCTTACTAAGTCTAAACCCTGGAGCTTACGGTGTCAAGCGCCAGGTCGTGCTCAGCTGAGCCCCCAAAGGTTAAGAATTCTTAACCTAAGAATCGGGTCCAGGGGCTTGACAGGCTAGGCGCTAGAGCTTATCTTAAATGTGTTGGGAACAGTCCCGACAGAAAGGAAGGGACCATGAGCTTCCAGGTTGGGGACGAGGTAATCGTCCTTGCAGACTTCGGAACAAATCGCGGGATCGTTGAGCTCGCGGGGACGATCCGAAAGGTCATCGCTGCCAGCGGCGCTGCTGGCGGGATTTACCAGGTCCGATACGCGGACCAGGAAACAAACCGACGCTTTGGGCGACAAGCTGTCGTCGGTCGGGACATCAGGTTCCAGCTGAGCGACGCTGAAGTCGCCGACCAGCTGGTTGCAGCTGCCGCGTTCACGCGGTAGAGAGGAGGAGATCATGAACGATCTGTTTGAGGTGATCGGACTTTCGGACGAGGACAACAAGCGCGTCAAGGATGCACTGGTTAAGAAAGCGGAGCAGGAGCTGGACATCTCGCACCTCTCGGTTGAGAGCCAGGCGGCGGTCGGTCGCCGACGCAACGAGCTGCGCGGCATGTCGTATGACGAGCAGCTGAGCAATCTCCTAAACCTGGAGGACTGAGGGAGTTGACAGCCCTAGGCGCTAGGGCTTACACTCCAGATGCGGGCAAGAAGCTCGCAGAAAGGGAAGGGGAAATGGAAGCTTGGAAGGAAATCTCGGAGGTACAGGTCGGGGACCTGGCAACCGAGTCTGTCGGTTCCGACAGCTACGGTCGCGTGGTCGTAAAGGTTGAACGGTTCAAGACTGGCAAGCGAGCTGGCGAAGTCAAGTATGTCTGGGTTGATCGGCTGGACGGTCGCAAGCGCGACTTCGTGCTGATCGTCTCCAACGAAAAGGATGAGCTGGTCCAGGCACATGATGGAGCTAAGAGGTTCTACGCCAGGCAGATCAAGGTCTGCCGACACATCAAGAGCTGCGAGTGCGGCAAGGGTTACGATGTGGTCCTGGAAGGTAACGGCTGGTGGAATCACCTGAACATTGGTCGGGCGATTGACTACAGCGATCCAAGCTTCTAGGGAGTTGCGGAGCGTAGCACACATGTGCTACGCTCCAGTTGGCGGGAGAGCCGCCAGAAGGGAAGGAGGGAAAGATGGTTGACATCGCGTTGGATGTCCTGGATGCCCAGGGTGCCAGCGGCGCGCAGTTTGTGGCTAACAATGCCAAAGGTGCGGCGGCGCTTGCCGAGCTGGTTAACAGCGAGGTGACCGTGGGTCAAACAGTCCTGGTTGACGGTTGGGTCTACAGGGACGCAATTGCCAAGCTGAGGGCTTTGGAAGCGACGGTGCTCAATTACACCGCGCTGAAGGATTGGTAAGGAGGGGAATATGTGCAG